TAACGCACACGCCCAAAGCCCCCAACATTGACCAAGCCCCACAAACCCCGCCACAAATCCAAACACCTGGACACCTTAAAAGATTAGGCAAAAGCTTTGATCTGCTTAACATTATTAGGCTGGCGAGCCTTAAACCTTAAAAATTTAAGGCGAGAGACAGCCAGCCCACAGATTGAAACCACATCCAAAAACTCAACCACTTTTGCAAATCTCAATTCCAATTTGAACCCATGCCCCCAATAAAGAAAAGAGGATCAGACATAATCACATAATTTTTTGTGAAATTTTTTTTGGGAATTTTTTTTCAACACTACCCTAAATACCTGATATACTGCAACTTACAAGGAAAAGCTTGAATGGAAGAATGGAGTTATCAACACCAATTGTGGAAAACTTCTAAAAAATTGTGGAAAACTTTCCAAATTTTCATATTTTAAAGAAAAAAGAAAGAAAAGGAACATAAAAGAAAGAAAAAAGAAAGTATATTAAAGAAAAGATTATATTTATAATAATATTATATATATATCTATATACAGTATATAGTATAGTTACTGTATATAGTATATATATAGTATATAGGCGGAAAAAACAATATATTTTTTATATTGATTGCTAACTTTCTTTCGCTTTAAGTTTACCGTACCAAAAATGGAGACAAATTAATGCCAAGCCAGAATATTGAAAAGATACAACTTGATGGTAAAACCTATGATTACAATAGTTTAAGCTCTGATGCTCAAACTACCCTTGCCATAATCACCGAATTGAACGGTAAGATCAATGGATTTAAGAAAGAAGCTCACTTTTTAGAAGTGACTAGGGGTGTTTATGAACAACAGTTATCTAGGCAGATGCCATCTAAAGCCCTGGAAGAAGAAGAACCAGAAAAAGATGCCAAACAGGATAAAAATGGTGGAAAATCCACTACTAACGGAACTAAAGCTGGATGAGTGTCTGATTGAAATTAAGAGAGCTGCATTCTTATTTGAGAATAGCGGTGATCCAGATGTCTTAGATGAGCTGTTATTGCTCATTAAAAGCCTTGATATACCAGTTTTAATTTCAGAACTCCACATACCATATGAGGCAGAAGCCTAAACTAGCAATAGTCATTCCCGACCAGCACTTTCCTATACATGATGAACCTGCTGTCAACTGCGCTTTACAAGCAATTGAGATCGTTAAGCCTGATACATTCATCAATTTAGGCGATGTCGGTGAATTTAACTCATGCTCCGCCTGGAAATGGCGGGACAAGAAGTGCCCTCCTCTCGAATATCAGCTCCCATTCATAAAAGAAGACATCCGTGCTGTGAATGAAGGGCTAGATCTGTTCGATAATGCCCTAGATAAGATCAAATGTACCAATAAATACATGCTAGAGGGCAATCACGACGACTGGACCAATCGATTTGTTGAAAAATACCCCTATATGAAGGATATTGCCTTCGTGACAAGCTGTAGAATAAAAGAAAGAGGATATAAATTTTATAGTTTTAATCGTCCGTTAAAGATCGGTAAATTAAATTTTATACATGGAGCATACGCTACGACATATCATGCAAAAAAGCATCTTGAAGCTTATGGCAGTAATATCGTTTATGGTCATACTCATGATGTACAGCGTCATTCACTTACTAAGTTGGATAGCGGTACTATCGGTGCTTGGTCTCTTGGCTGCCTTAAAGATATGTCAGCCGAGAAAAACAAGTGGTTAAGGGGTAGACTCCACAATTGGAACCATGCTTTTGGAATAATTACATGGTTTAACAATGGAAATTTTCAAGTAGAAACAATAGAGATACAGAAGGGGAAATGTTTCGTATGGGGAAACGAAGTCGATGGAAACTAGGGTCAGTCGGGGGGATATAGAGTTAGATCATTACAATGATCAGGTTGGGTGCGCTGACCCTGTATTCCAAAGGAAAGTGAAAGGTGTGACCCATTATGCTTACAAAAACAAAGAAGAATTACTCACTAGGCACAAAAACGCAAAAATTTCGGATGCGGGAGCCGCACAAGAGGGAGATTGGGTAGAAGCTCGTAATGGTGTCATGAGTCAAGTGATTAAAACTGGCACTATAGGGAAAACGCCATACATTCGAACAGTATTAGGTCAATACAGGCCATACAAAGGCAACAATCCTATCTCTGGTGAACCCCACAAAAACATATATTCATTCTCAAAAAAGAACCCCTGGGACGATGTGGACAGAGATATCCCTACCGAAATGGAGATTTTGTTTGTCAATCTCATATTTGGGAACGTTCCAAGAGAGGTCGCCTACATGCATTTGTACAAAACAAACAATTATGCCTATGCGAAAGAGAGGTCAGCATGGCTTTTGAAACAAAAAAGGATTAAAAAAGTGATAAATGAAAAATTAGCAGATAAAATGGATGAATTGAACATTACAGAGGATATGCTGCTTGAAGAGATGCGGGATAGTATATTAGCAGAAAAAGGCTCAGTTAAGTTCAATTACATCAAATTAGCCGCAGAAATGCGTGGAATGATGCCAAAAGAGAAATCTCAGACCATTGGACTCATGCAAAAGGAGATCCGTGGCTTTACCAAGCAAGAACTAGAAGCATTCACGAGGCCAGCACTTGAAGAAAAAAACGATACTGGAAAAGGTTAGTGGTAGTAAATCACGAATTGAACCAACCGATCAGGCAACTTTAGATGGACGAACAGCTGATAAAGCGATTAGGCTATGTCCTGTATGCAAGCTCTGTTACGATACTAAATATTATAAGGATTATGCTGATATGGGCAAGGTTACTTATTATGAGGATTTTCCCAAATATGGAAAGGAAAAGGTGGTTTGTCCAGAATGCTCGCAAAATTAAACATGAAATACTACTGGAGATATCCAGAACATCAAAAATGGGGAGATATTAATTACATTATAAGGTTTGTCTGGGAATAACCAGCAAATGATACCTTATGTGGGATTATGCAATTGGTGTTTTAAAGTTCATTTTATGCTTTATGGTGGCATGGGGACTTAAAAATAGCACAATGGCACTACCCGTAGCCTGTGTATGTCTAGCAATAATAGGAGTTATGGTCACAAGAAAGATATATGAAGAAAGCTGATTTCAATATTACACCCCCACCATCGGTCATGGCAGAGCGTGATGATGTATTAAGAAAAGCATATACCGATCTAGTTTTCTTTGGAAAGGCGTTTTTACCTAAAGATTTCTTAAATAAGAGCAAATCCCCTAATTTTCACTATGAAGTTGGAAAAAAGCTAATAAACACAAAACCAGGGAATAGAACTTGTATCATACTTCCTAGGGGTTTTGGTAAGTCAATCCTCTCAAAAACAGCAATTGTTCATAAATTATGCTTTTCAGCTAAAGATGAACAACATTTCTTTGCTTGGATATCAGAAGAACAAACTCAGGCAATTGACCATATCAAGTATATTCGCCAACATTTTGAAGATAATAAGATGATTAAGTATTATTTTGGCAATATGGATGGTGGAATTGTTGGAAAGAGGTGGACAGAGAAAGATTTGGTTACAGCTAGGGGCGATAGAATTATAGCAAAAGGTACAAACCAGAGACTTAGAGGTCGTGCAGAGGTAGATGTTCGTTATACTGGCATTATCTTAGACGACTTCGAGTCTGAATTGAATACAAAAACGCCAGAAAGAAGATCTGAAATTAAGAAATGGGTGGTATCTACAGTATATCCAGCCCTAGAAGAAAGCCCTGGCAGGGAAGGTTGGATATGGCTTGCGGGTACAATTGTTCACTTTGATAGCTTTTTACAGATGACCTATGATGGATTCAGGAAATCAGAAGAAGATGGATCTACATATTCATGGGATGTGGTCTTCAGGAGAGCTATTGAGGATGAAAAACCCATATGGTCAGAGCAGTTTCCGCTTGCAAAACTCAAAAAAAAGAAAAAAGAGTTTATTGAAGCAGGTCTAGTAAACAAGTTTGCACAGGAGTATATGAATGATGCTAGAGACCTAGGCTCTGCGGCGTTCAAAGTAGACAGGGTAAAGAACCATAGTTACCAATATAAGTCAGAAAACAAGTTTTCATACCTAGCTGATAAGAATCATGCGATTCCAGTCAATATTTACATTGGGGTTGATTTAGCAGCTACAGCCTCAGAAACCTCAGATTATCAGGTAATTTTAGTTATGGGGATGGATTCTAACCAAAATAGGTATGTTTTAGAATATTTTAGGGAACGAATACCGACTTTTGACGTACCAAAGAAGATAATAGAGCTAACTAAGAAGTATTATCCAGTTCGAAGGGTTACGATTGAGACAGTAGCAGCTCAAGAAATGGTTAGAGATATGGTCACTAGGATGTCTGCAAAGGAGAGAAGGTTGATGCCAGGCGTGTTTAAGGGGGTAAAACCACCACCTGGTATAAAAAAGCAAGATAGGCTTGAGACATCATTGGGACCAATAATCAACAGTAAAAAGCTTTATATCCGAGAAGATATGACAGAATTGATAGATGAGATATTTGAACATCCAAAACCAAGGAATGATGACCTTATGGATGCCTTATATTACGCTGATTACTTTGCCAGACCTCCAAAAAGTAAAAAAATGGATGTTGAGGATTATGAAGAGTCAATTGAGGAGAATATGAGGAGACCGATCAAAAAAGTATACAACTGGATGACAGGTTCAAAATATTAATATTTAAGGTTTGCATATTACGTTAATTATAATACATTACACGGGTTTATATTAAATGCCAAGATTCGGAACTAGAAGCAAGAGTAGACTACACACCTGTGATGAGAGGTTACAAGACCTCTTTAAGGAGGTGGTTAAACACTTCGATTGTAGTGTTTTAGAAGGCCATAGAGGCAAAGAAAAACAGAACGCTGCGTACGAAAGAGGCAATAGTAAACTTAAATTTCCCAAGGGTAAGCACAACAGGATGCCAAGCATTGCAGTTGATGTGATCCCATACCCAATTGACTGGGAAGACCGAGATAGAATGCATTATTTTGCAGGTTTTGTCTTGGGAATTGCCAAAAAGATGGGTTTAAAGATCCGCTGGGGCGGCGACTGGGACATGGATACACATACCAAAGATAACAAGTTTGATGATTTAGTACATTTTGAAATAAAGGAATGATGAAACCCAGCACAGACACAGTGCCAGCAATGCTGACACCAGGAGAATTCGTTATAAGGAAAGACGCTGCCGAGGAGATAGGTCCTGAAAAGTTACATATGCTTAACAATATTGACCGACTTGGGCAGGCTGCGTTACTAGAAAACGCTAGGTCACCACTTGGATATCAAGAGGGTGGTCAAGTAAAATCCAGCCCTATGGATGTTCTTAAGCAGGTTATGGCTCAGCATGGTGGTGATTTTGACGAGTCCTTATATACACCTGAAGGAGGAAGGACAAAGCTTGGATATGCTAAAAAATATGGGCTAAGCCCAGAGTCCGTTTCAATAGACACTCTTTCCTTTACAAATCCATCTCAATATATGTTTAAAGTTTCTGGAGAAAGCCCTTCTGGTCAAAAAACAACAAGTATCGAGGATCATATTTC